CCAAAGGCTCCGTTAGAGAACTTGTCGTACCGTTCCGGTTTAACAAGGGATGGGTGGATTTGGTCTTTGGAGATTCTTTAGGCCAGGTTCATTTTCAGGTGTTTAATCAGCTGAGAAATGGAGCAGACGCACCAACGTCTGTGGAAGTGAAACTTTATGTTTCGTTTGAAGAAGCACTCTTCAAAGTACCACGTGAGGGAGGTCTCGGTTTCCGAGAAATCCTTGAGCGCATGGCCGAACATCATGGCTATGCAATCATTCCAAAGGACAGAGCGAAGAAACAATCCGGTGTTTTTGCCGGCATTGGGAAAGGACTTGACGATATAGTTGAGGACATCCTTCCAGCTGAAGTAACTGGTGCCATTGCCGGCATCATGATGGATAAACCAGCTGTGACCGAATATCCGGTCCCGCTGACGGTGAAAGACGCACAGTATATGTCCGCTAATCGTGGCATAGAAAATCTTGAGCGCATGACTCTTGAACCCTCAGCACAGTACATAACTACCGATCAATTCTGTGATACTGTTGATGAGGCTGACATGCAATATCAACTGCGTAAGCCTGTTTTCCTAACGAAGATCAACTGGAAGGTTACAGATGTGGCTAACGCCATATTGTTCACAACTATAATGTCACCTACCCATCTTATCCAACTATTGCCTGGCACAATGTTATTTGAGCCAACGATTTTAGGATATTTAGCTTCACTCTTTACCTATTGGAGAGGTGGAATCAAATTCATCTTTCAAGTGGTACAGACGCCCTTTCACGAGGGTCGTCTTGACTTTTGCAATCATGTTGGTGTGATGACGCCCCCGACAGACTATTCGTCGGCGGTTTCACAGTATTATGCGTCACAGACTATTCGTAACGCTGCTAATACTATTGAAGTAGTCATACCATTTCATTCGGATACACCGTGGAAACGCTGTTGGAATTACGAGCCTTTGACAGACTTGTTTTCTGATTCGGCTGTTCGCGCTCTGGATTACACGACTGGTAGCTTTACAGTGAGAGTCGGTGTGCCATTGAAGCGCCCCGCGTCAGTTCCTGACAATGTGGACATTAATGTGTTCGTTTGTGGTGGTGATGATTTTGAGCTCCACACACTATCTTTGTGGGGCGGAATTTACACTGACCCAGCGCCCGGCAAACTCGAGGCGCGAAAAATTGCAAAACGCAAGGCACTAGAACGTGCAGATAAAGTTCGACGCGATATGCAGCGAATGCAGCGCGATTCAGCTTCCAAACAAGCTGGTGATAAGAAGGAAGGTTCTGAAGCGTCGTCGAAGACCGACGATGTTGACGAAAAACCTAAGAACGAC